AGCTGAAGGCGTTGACTTTCCGTTAAATCTTCCCCCGTCAATGTTACAGGAAGAAGTCGATGAAACGGGAGTGCCACAGAATTTCTTTATGGCAGCACAGTGGCCTATCCCATTTTGGGCAGAGCCAAATGGCTGGCCTTTCACGCTTCTTGCTTGGCACGGCAAGCCTGGCTACTCATGGCCTATCTCTTTAATTAGACCAGGTATTGGTGAGCTTCGGTTTATCAACTGGGCAATGTCTTTCCTAGCAACTCGAATAGCGTCATCTAGCCAGACTCTAATTGGTGTTGCTAAGTCTGCTGACCCTGACATGAAAGCCAAGTTGTTAGAGAAGTCAGAGGGTGGGTTTAAGATTGTCGAAATTAGTGAAGCGATAGGAAGAAATGTTAATGATGTCATTAGCGTATTTAATCTTCCTGGTGTTTCATCTGACATGTATCAGATAATCAGCGAAGTGACTGCGTTGTTTGACAGGCGTGTAGGCTTGACTGAACTTATCTACGGAATGTCTAGGAATCAGTTTAGAAGTGCTGCTGAAGCACAAGTAAAAGCTGAACAGATTTCTGTGAGGCCAGACGACTACGCTAACATTCTGGAAGATGCCCTGTCAGAAGTTGCTCGCAAAGAAGCCCTCCTTGCTCGATGGCACATATACCCACAGGACGTTGCTCCTGTTCTTGGGCCAATGGCAGCACAGGCATGGCAGATGCACGTTCAGGGCGAAAGCCCTGATGCAATTGTTCGCGAGTACTCTTATCGAGTTGAAGCTGGCTCAGTTAAGAAACCTAATGTTGCAACAAAGATTGAGAACCTTAACAACTTCATGCAGATTGCAATGCCTGTTGCTCAGGGTCTGATGCAAGCTGGCAAGCCAGAAGTATTCAATGGTTTGCTTACTAAGTGGGGCGAGGCTAACCAAATGGACGTTAGCGAATTCCTTGTTCCACCACCGCCACCCCCACCACCTCAACAACAGGGGCCTCCTCAACAGGAAGGGCCTCCTGAAGAAGCACCCCCCGAAGAAGGACAGCCAACAGAATGAACATTCCATACGAAGTAGAACGAGCTGGCCCAGCAGCTATCAGAGTATTTAAAGAGTCTGTCGCTAATGGAGGCACTGAAAAATTCGCAACTATGTGCGCCGTCCAAATCGCCCCAGGGACAAAAGGGACAGACAGGGCCTTTATGGAAGGCCGGATGAACAACCAGCAACTCGACGAGCTTCCACCAATCATGGCGAGATACATGGTGAAGGATGCCAAGGCTGCGGGGATCAACATCAATGGCAAGCACTATGTAGCGGGACTAGCCGACAAGAGGGGATGGAAAGACCCCGAGGCGTGGGTGAGCAACAACGACGACATTACTACAGTCGCGAGAAAGAGGAACCTATCCGTATCAGGGTCGGTTAATCATGAAGGTCGAGCTGTTCCACCCAAACGAAAAGTGCTGAGTGAAAAGATAATTAAAGAAGAAACAAAGCACATGAAAAAGAAGTTTCCCAAGGCTAGCAAAGCGGAGCTTCGGGAGAGAGTAATAAACAAACACTCGCTAAAACGAAAATTAAAGTAGGAGTTGTAGATGGCTAATGTAAAGATATCGGAACTGCCAGCAAAGACAGCAGAATTGACTGACATTGTGCCGTCAATGGATACCACAGGTGCAACTACATCTAAGCTGACAATCTCTGGCATTCTTGACCTGCTTGTTGACTCTGCCCCCGGCGCACTGGACACACTCAACGAGCTTGCTGCCTCGCTTGCTGATGATGCAGACTTCGCCGGTACTATGACTACGGCTCTTGCTGGAAAAGCATCTACGACCTCTCCAGCTTCTATTATTACTAGCGGTACTTTTGATATTGCTCGGCTTCCTACTGGCACAACATCGAGCCATGTATGCATTGGTGACGATGCTCGTCTTTCAGATGCTAGGACACCTGTTGCCCATGCTGCTTCTTTAGTTACTTCTGGCACGTTTGATATTGCACGGTTGCCTACCGGAACGACATCAAGTCATGTCTGTATTGGTGATGATGCTCGGTTGTCAGACGCTCGGACACCCGTTGCACACGCTGCATCTTTGGTTACTTCAGGTACGTTTGATATTGCACGTATTCCGACAGGAACAAGTTCTAGCACTGTTTGTGTTGGAAATGATTCTCGACTGTCTGACGCTAGAACTCCTACTGACCACGATGCTGCCAAGGTAACGAGCGGCACGTTCGACATTGCCCGGATACCTACTATCACGCAAGCAAAACTTCCGACAACCGCAGTGGTAAGCGATACGTCTTCGGAAGCTAATAGTGCTGAAATCGACAATGTCGTTTCGATTTCCCAGACAAATTACAATTCACTCGTTTCCGCTGGCACAACCAATGCCACAACATTATATGTGATCACTTGAGTATTAAGCTTGGTACGACAGACCCAGCAGATTTCAAGTTGGGTACGACAGACGTTGCAAAGATGTATATTGGTACAACCGAGGTGTACTCAGCAACAACCACTCCCTCCGCTCCGCAGTCTTTAAGTGCAAGTGCTGGTGATACTCAGGTAGCTCTTAGCTGGTCAGCCCCCGCGAGCGATGGCGGTGCAACAGTTACTGGATACAAGGTATATCAAAGCACGGACGATGCAAGTTTCTCTGAGGTTGCTACTCCATCAGGAACATCACAGACAATCACTGGTTTAACAAACGGAACAACATATTACTTCAAAGTTGCGGCAGTAAACTCTGTAGGTACGGGAACGCAGACTTCATCTGTGTCTGCTTCGCCATCAGCATCCGCTACTGCCCCAAGCGTTCCTCAAAGTTTATCTGCTACCAGAGGAAACACGCAGGTTGCTCTATCTTGGTCGGCTCCATCTAGTGATGGTGGAGCAACTATCACAGGGTACAAGGTTTATCAGAGTACAGATGATGCAAGCTTCAGCGAAGTAGCAACGCCATCTGGCACATCGCACACCATCACGGGACTGGCTAACGGCACGACTTATTATTTCAAAGTTGCAGCCGTTAATTCAGTGGGTACTGGTACACAAACATCTTCAGTAAATGCTGTTCCAGCCACAACTCCAGGCGTACCGCAAAGCCTTTCTGGAACAAGAGGAAATACACAAGTAGCCCTCAGTTGGTCTGCGCCGTCCAGTAATGGTGGCACAGCAGTTACGGGGTATAAGGTTTACCAAAGTACAGACGATGCGAGCTTCTCTGAGGTTGCGACCCCGTCAGGTACATCGCATACCGTGACAGGCTTGACAAACGGGACAACTTACTACTTTAAGGTTGCGGCGGTAAATGCTGTTGGTACAGGAACTCAAACGTCCTCTGTAAACGCAGTGCCTGCAACAACGCCTGGAGTGCCTCAAAGCTTGTCAGCAACGCATGGAAATGCTCAGGTAGCACTATCATGGTCAGCGCCTGCAAGCAGCGGCGGAACTGCCGTCACAGGTTACAAGGTATATCAGTCCACCGACAACGCCAGCTTTAGTGAGGTTGCTACGCCGTCAGGCACATCACAAACAGTAACAAGCTTGACTAACGGTACGCAGTATTATTTCAAAGTTGCATCAGTCAATGCAGTAGGCACTGGTTCGCAGACATCCTCGGTAAATGCTACTCCGGCAACAACTCCTGCCGCACCAACAAGTGTAGCTGGAACCAACGGCGATACTCAGTCTGTCATTTCTTGGACTGCACCAACTGACACTGGTGGCTCTGCGATTACGGGATACAAGATTAAGTGTGGAGCAACCTCTGGATATCCGGGTAACGCAACCGTCTACCATCAGACAAACACAACCACTTCATACACTAAGACAGGACTGACTAACGGAACTCAGTACAGCATCCAAGTTGCAGCAGTAAACGCAGAGGGTGACGGCACGTACAGTAGCACCGCTACTGCAACTCCGGCAGCAGCAAGTAGTGGCATCACACCTAATGCAGATGGCAACGCTAGGTTCTACCTTCCTGCATCACAAACCACGTTTAGAGTATCGGCTAATACATCGAGCG